TCCCAGCGGCTGTACGCCGAGTCCCGCCAGGTGTCGGCGGCCGTCGAGGCGATCGTGAAACGCCACGCCGCCGGGTTCACCCAGGCCCGCGAGCTCGCCATGGAGATCTTCGAGGGGTACGGGTTCAGCGCCGCCGAGCCGCTCCGGCTGTCGCCCTACAACCCGCAGCTGCCGAAGTACCTGCGCGAGCTGATCAAGGACGCCGGGATCCGCCAGAGCCTGACCTCGATCATGGCCAGGGCTCAGGCATCGCAGCTGGTCACCAAGCCGCTGCGGGCCGCCTACCTGCAGATGATCGACGCTCTGGAGGCCGGCGCCGGCCAGGCCCGTCTCGAGCGGCTGCTGCGCACGGCGTACTACGAGCGCATGCGGTACTTCGCGAACCGCATCGCCCAGACCGAGCTGCACCGGGCGTTCACGACGAAACAGGCCGCCGACCTGATGGCCGACGAGGAGGTCGAGTGGGTGCAGTGGCGGCTATCGGTCACCCACCCGCGACCGGACATCTGCGATCTGCACGCCCACGTCGACCGCTACGGGCTTGGCCCCGGGGTGTATCCGAAGCCGGCGGCGCCGCTACCGCCGGCGCATCCGTTCTGTCGGTGCATCCTGGCGCCCAGGCTGGACCTGACAGAGCGCAAGGGGGAGCGGCGTGAGGGTGCAGAAACGGAATGGCTGCGGCAGTCAGACCATGCCCAGCGGATCGTCGGCAGCAAGGCGAAGTGGGAGCGGGTGAAGAAAGGCGCCGATCCGATGGCCGTCGCCTACGAGAACGTCGAGCCGGACTACTGGCCGCGGACGGTGGCGGAGGCGGCGGGAAATCCTATACTGCCGGTGACGATGGGACGCGCATACGACAGGGCCAGGGCAGGCGGCAAACACGCGGGCTGGCTGAAGAGATACTCGGAGCTGCCGTCAAACCTCGTTGCGAAGGGGTTGAGAAGCCTGGAGAAACAGGCGGAAATGCACCGGGCATGGATCGCCAACCCGCTTGGCAAGCTCGGCCCAGACGCTGCCGTGGAAGAGGTGGCGAGACTGGTATCGAAGAAATGGCCGTCGGACATCCGGCGGATCGAAGAGCAGATGGACATCCTGAAGGGTCTGTTACGAGAACGCGGCGATGATTGAACAGAACACAAGCGGCGAGTATGTCCTGCTCGAGGAAGTGCTTCGCAAGGCGATGGATGAAGCCGTTTTGTTGGCGAAGAAGGCAGGCAAGACGGAGCGCGAGAAAGGCGAGATCTATGCCTATCTCGACCTGCTGTCCTGGGCCAAGGCGCAGGCTGAAGTCTTAGGCGTGACGCTCTCCGACAGCGAGCTTGCCGCCTTTGATCCTTACAGCCTGATCGACCGCAAGACGAAGGCCGCCTAGCCCTCCACCTCGCACCGGATCGCCATGAGCTTGTAGTGCTCCAGGCGGTCCTCGTCCGTGATCGTCTCGAGGTAGCGGCAGCGGTAGTAACCGCGATCAGGCTCTGGATCGTCCTCGGGCTCGAAGCGCACCGCGTCTAGCAGCTGCTGCTCCATGATCAACAGGGCTTGGTAAATGCCTTCCAGGCCTGCATCCAGCTCCTCGTAGAGGGGCAAACCGAAGTAGAGCAGCACCTCGATTTTTCGGTAGTCCTTGACTGTGCCGCGGGTGATGCGCGACGGCACGAGCCGCACGATCGGGTAATCATCCGGCGTGAGGGTGGACTCCAGGCCAACCCGGGAGGACTGCACGGTGTTCCATGTGTAGCTGATCTCGACTGCGGAGCCACTCACTCCGGTGAATGTCGGCAGGATCAGGATGCCGGCGCGCTGCACCTCGTAGTCGAGCCCGGCGGAGTAGGTCACGAGCCCGCCATCGGTGACGGTGACGGCGCTCGGCTGTTGGTGCTCCAGTCGAATCAGCGACCCTGGCGTCGCCGTGTGGGCTTCGGCCACGACCTGCACGCCGGGGATGAGCGCCGCGCGGTCGCGCAGCTCGTCGAGGACGCTGAACACGTTCATCAGGCGCGCTCCAGCGGGACGGAAAAGCGGTTGAGCGGCATCCCGGACGCATCCAGGGTGGCGGCCTTGGCCACGGCCAGGGTGTCGGCCCACTCCTTTCGGTAGGCGGCGAGCTTGGTGCCGAACGGGTCGTCCGGCGCCTTCATGCTGTCCAGGCAGATCAGGATGTAGGTGCGCAGCACCACGAGCTTGTCGCGCCACTCGGTCGCGAACGTGCCGATGGCGTCGACGTCGGACTCGGCCCGATCGGTCCGGTCGGCCGTGACCAGCGGGGAAAGGTAGGCGTCGGTGTAGACGTAGGCCATGGATCAGACCTCCTGTTGGGCCTTGCGGACGATGGCATCGAAGGCGCGCACGGCTTCGTCTGCCGCACGGACGAGGTAGGCGTCGCCCTCGTAGCCTGGGTGACGGACCTTGCGGGCGAACACGAACGCGTCACCCGCCGGCCAGCGCAGCACCTTGCGGCGCCGGGGGCGGATCTCGTGCGGCTTCGTACCCCAGTGGACGAACACGGCATGCGGTGCCGCCTGCAGGTCGTGGCCGATCTCGCGGCCGCCCGGGATCGCACGGTTGAATAGACTGCGCGCCATGGCGCCGGTCTTGGTGTGAGCGTCCGCGCCGCGTTGGGCGCTGTCGTAGACGATCTGCGACATCTCGCGGATCACGCGCGCCTGAATCTTCTCCGGCGCAGCGACCAGGTGGCGGGAGATCTCCTCGGCGCCGAGGATGCTGATTTCGATCACAGGTCCCCCAGCAGTAGCAGGATGGCAAGTGCGTCGGCATCCACGGCGTCGGCCGTGCCGTCCGCGCTCATCAGGAGCGTGTTGCGCAGCTTGCGACCGCGCTCGCGCAGGGCGCCGAGGGCCTCCTGGTCGGCAACCATCGGCGCCATCAGCCGGCCGCCGCCCAGGTGCATCCGGGCTGCCGCGAGCTGCTCGAGCAGGGCCGCCGCTTCGGCGCGGCCCGCCAGGCGGAGGCCGCCATCGCCACGAGTCTGCAGCTCGATCTCGCCGACGAGCTCGCCGACCAGCGGGCGCTTGCGGCGCTCGGTTTCGCGTCGCGGCGGCAGGACGACATTGCCCCAGCCACCGGAGGGGGGAGCAGCGCCCGTCTCAGCCCACGCGCCCGCCCGCCATGCGCTTGCTCGCCACGCACCCGGCTTCCAAGCGAGAAGGTTCATGTATAGGGTCTCGCCATACCGGACGCTAACAGCCAGTCTGACAGGTTGACACCGTCACCAAGGCGTACCTCTGCGATCCAGCGCCCGTAGCGGTCTCCCTTGCCGGTGACGATCATCGCGTCGGCGCCGACCGGCACACGCTCGGCCACGAGCGCCTTGACCCGCTTGCCCTCGGACGTGCTGGTCTCGGCAGTGTCGATCCGGGCCAGCCGGGCGCGGACTCGGTGCGTCACCCGGAAGCCCAGGTCGACGTCGAGGTCGAGCGTGTCGCCGTCGACGACCTTGGCGACTTTGGCGCGGTACGTCCACATCACGCCGGCCCCCACTCATCGCCGACGACACCCGAGCCCTCCAACGTCACGGCATTGATCTTCTTGACGTCGACAGGGATCGTCGCGGCGAGCAACCTCGCCATGATCTCATCGGCGATGTCGGAGGGCGTCGGGCCGGTAGAGCCGCTGGTGCTGATGCCCTGCGCCTGCACCGGCACCGTGTAGGCGACGTTGACTTGGTATGTGCCGAGCGTCGGGACGACAGGAGTGCCGCCGCCGTCGACGAAGAGGTTGCCGTTGATAGTCAGGTTGTGCGACGACTCCATCGGACGCACGCGCCAGCCGTTGAGCAGGAAGATGTACGGGGGGATGCTCAGCCCACTGCCGAGATCGTCCCCGCCCACCTGACGCATGGCGACGAGCCAGTTGCCGTGCGTCTCATGCCAGTCGACCCACCGTGACCAGATCTCTGCGGCTGTTACGCTCGTAGAGTCCAGTACGATGCGTCGACTGGCGCCGTCGAAAGTGATCGCCACGACGGCTCCTTAAGCAACGTAGCTCCTATCTTGCTCGGCGACGAGCGAGATGGAGATGCCCTTCGAGCGGTTGATCGTGCCCGTCGCGACCACAGGCTTGGCGATGCCTTTGTTGCCGGCGACCACAGTGACCGGCGCATCGTCGCCATCCGAGCCAGCCCCGCGCTGCACGTTCCCGTCGTAGTCGTAGGAGAAGTTGATCGTCCCGGCCGAGATCGTCCCAGCGATGTCCACCCCGTCCTTGTCCTTCACGGTGATGGCGCCTGCCGTGCCGTAGTCGTTGCCCGCATTCGCGCCAGCGTCGTCGTTGGTGAAGTACATCCTGTAGTAGCCGGTGCCGCCCTGCGTGAGGAAGCTGTTGAAGTTCAGCGTGCCGGCAGCCGAGTAGGGGTAGTACCGCTCAACGTCGTTCTGGTCGCGGAAGTAGACGCGGTTGAGGTCAGCCGCGATGACGCCGTCGATGAACACGCTGGTCGTGGTGTACGCGTTGTCGCCGACGAAGTACATCAGCGTGCCCTGCGTCTTGCCATTGACGGTGCCAGCCCCTGCGTCGATGTCGCCAGTCTGGCGCAGCTTGTACTGGAGCCACGTATAGATCTGCTCCAGCGTAGCGTTAGCCGACGTGTTGTCGACGATGATGCGGAACGGGTAAGTGCTGCCGCCGATGGTCTTGCTCTGATCCGAGCCGTACCACGTCAGCGTCAGGTTGCTGTACGGAGCCGACGACATGGCCGCGTCGAGAATCGGCGAGCCGCTGGCGTAGGTCTTGAGGTCAGTGCCGACGGAAACCGGCAGCGATACCTTGAACGCGCCCGTCGCGCTCAGACCAACGTCACCCAGCACCGCGTCATCGTAGGTGTAGTTGGGCTCGCGGCAGAAAATCTTGAAGTAGCTGCGGTTATCGAAGTCGCCGTTGGTCGCGTCGCCGTAGACCTGAATGCCCTCGTTGGGCGCGTCCGTGTAGGTGAAGTTGGCCGCTGCGCCGCCAGACGCCTTCTGGTAGTAGAACTGCGCACCAGAAGGGAACCCCGACGCGAGGGCGACGATGCCGACGTACTGTCTGTTCAGCACACCCGCTGCGCTGTACTCGGACCAGCCGCCATCACGCAGGTACGAGCGCGTGGTGTCGTTGGCCGGCTTCCAGCCGTTGTAGCTGCCGCCGTCAGTGCCGAACTGGAACTGACCAGAGAGCGCGTCGATGGCGTACATGGGGAAGGGGAATTTGTTGTACGCCGCCGTCTCCCACAGCTTGATGAGCTTGCTGTAGAGCGCCTGCAGCGTCACGCCGTCCTTCGCTACGAGGTTGCCAGCGACGTTGAGGGCGAACGTCTTTGCGCTGGTGTCGAGAGTCAGCTCGGTGCCTACGTTGAGGTCGTCGCCGTCGATGATTTTCATGTGTCCTCCTACGAGACGAAGTTGCGGTCAGCGACCTGCGCGACCGGAATGGTGACGCCGGCATTGCCTGGGTCTAGCCCACGCAGCGTCAGCGGAACGTAGCCCTGCTTGTAGACGCAGATGTCCACCGTATCGACCAGATCGGCGTCGTACTCCCACGCGAACGTGGAGCCGCTGATGGCATCGCCTGACGCGAGCACGTCGGACGTGCCGGCGTCGAGGATGACTACGTCAGAGCCAGCGACCACGCCAGTCACGGTAATGGACGGGATGACGGTCGGCTCGACGCTGAACGTGATGCCGATGTCCCAGGTGGACCAGCCGGTGCAGCCCACAGCCGAAGCCGCCGTCGCCAGCTCGGCTGACGACACGAGCCCGACAGCCTCGCCCTCGCGCACCACGATGGGCGCCTGGAACCCCTTCAGCTGCGAGCCGCGAGGGCTTAGGCCAGCAAGCGCCGCGTCAGAGCGCGTGTCTCTGTTAGCTGTGCCGGTGTACTCACCGAACACCACAGCGTACTGCGGCCCGACGAAGTCTTTCGTCTGGAGGTAGTTGACGCCCTTCGGGGCGCCGGCCGACGAGTCGGCGATGTACGCCTCCGGCACACCGTAGGGCTGGATCGGCGCGTCCGCGACCAGCACCGCGACGGATTCAGCGAGATCAGGCGCTGCGCTATCGAGCTTGACTACCGGGAGCCGCGCGAGCGAGTCCGACAGCGTGTCTGGGTTGATGGCGCCGATGGGGACGAAACGAAAATAGGGCGAGTCGTTAGACCCCGCATCGTGGATGCGTAGGCTCTTGACGCGAACCACGTCGCTGGCCGAGTTGTTGACGATAGCAAGCGGACACCCTGTCTCGGACTCGGGCCACACGAGTCCCGACCATGCGTAGGTGCGCTTCGGCGTACCGTCGACGATGAACGTCACGTCGGCACGCACTGTCCGCGACGGGAACTGAGGTGTTGTAATTTTGGCCCAGTGAACGAGCGCCAGAGCTTCGCCAGGGCGCAGGATGAGCGGCTCGGTGTCTCCGCCGAAGTTGCGGTGACTGAACAGCGCCGTGTCCATGCTGTAGTTGCCGGCCGGGCCGATGGCGGCACCGAGCGTGGCGCGAGAGCCGGAAGCTTGGTGATACGAGGCAACGTACCGTACCGGCAACTCCGGCACCAACCACTTCACACCGTCGTTCGTCAGGGCGTGGGCATACTGACTTACATAAAGCACCTGCTCAAGGTCATCTGAATAGCCGCCGTCATCCACTGAATTAGCCATTGCAGCCTGCTGCGACCACGTCGTGCCGTTTGTCGATCCGATTATCTGTTCGGAGGCAGCACAGAGCACTTTCGACCAAGCAGTCGCATCGACCACAGAGAGGAGTGTCGCAGTCGCGTTGCTTGTTTGCGTCGTCCAGCTGGTGCCGTTGGTGCTGGTCAGTATGGTGCCGTTGCCACCGACAGCGACAAACGCCCCCAGCGTAGTGGACCAGATGACCGATCTGAGGTGATTGCTGGTTCCGCTAGTCTGCGGAGTCCACGAGATGCCGTCTGAGCTAGTGAGTATGACGCCGGAGTTGCCGACGGCAACAAGAAGATTCAGCGTCGGCGACCACGCCGACGAAAAAAGGGTTCCTGCCGTGCCACTGGTCTGCGGAGTCCACGCATCGCCGTCTGGGCTTGTAACAATCACACCAGAGTTGCCAACGGCGACAAACAGCCCGAGCCCAGCTGCCCACGATACGCCCCACAATGTGGACCCAGTACCAGGAGTCCCAGCCGTCCAAGTAACAGCGTCGTCGCTATAAAGTGCATTCCCGCTATTACCGACAAGCACCATCAACCCAAGAGTCTGTGAGTAAGCGCCAGCCGTAACAGATACGGGGGAAAAACTATACCCTGCCTCCCAGTCGATGCCGTTGGCGCTAGTCAACAACTGACTGATGTTGGTGTCCAACCCCACCCACGCGCCAGCCGCAGCGTGCCATCCGCAAAGCAGAGTTACGGAATTAATTGTCGCTATCGCTGATCGTGCCGGGTACAAGACGGCATCGCGCTGTAGCGAGATGCCGGACGGCAGCGTCGCGGAGCTGTCGCACTTCGCCAGCGGCAGCACCTCCCCGTCCCTGATCGCTGTGCTACGCAGGATCTGTAGTACAGACGGCGTCGTCGCAGACACACCGCGAGTGATGGGCGTCACCTCGACGGAATGCACCAGTATCTTCTTGCCGCTCCCCAGCCTGTTCTGGAGAGCGACAATGGCATTACCCGCCTGCGACTGCCATTGGGCGCGGCCGTGATAGCGATACTGGTAACGCGCCATTAGCTCGCGGCCATCGTGTACTCAACGAACACGTCGCACACGCCGACGGTCGACGTGCCGGAGTGCTTGACGCTCAGACCCTCGCCTTCCCGCAGCACGATGGGCTCGATGTCCGAGTCGCCAGTGCTGTCCCACACGCAGTTCAGCGGCACGATGCACTCCGTCTCGTCGTTGGACAGCGACGACGCAGCCGGCTCGTCGTTCGACCACATCCACCGCCGCAGCGCAGCGACGCCAGCCGCGTCAGTCACCGTCGCACCCGTCGCGCACACCACCTGGGCTGGCATCGCTTCGGAGTTGGAGTCGTGCTTGACCGGCGTCTGCGCCGTGCCACCGCTCTGCGCCGTCGTGCGCCGCAGCTCCATCGTGGTGAGCACGCCAGTGACGCCGGAGGTCTGGTTGTTGAGCTGCCAGACACGCTTGACGCGGACGACGCGCCCAGAGCCGGAGCCGTTGAAGATGGAGAACATCG